GGTACCCGCATTGGTCTCGCTGGTCTTTGCTGCGCTTGCGCTGGTGCTGGCATTCGTTTCACTCGTCTTTGCGACCTTCGCACTGGCCACGGAGTTTGTCTCTGAGGTCTTTGCCGCACTGGCCGAACTGGCAGCAGTTGTTTCGCTGGCCTTTGCTGCCTTTGCACTGGCGGCAGCGGCATTCACAAAGGTCTGTCCGTATGCCTCCACTTCCGCCTTCAGCGTCGCCATAAAGTCCCGGATCTCAGAAATGTCAGTTTTTGTGTCTACCACCAGGCCTTCCAGGCATTTTGCCTTGCCAAGCGTCGTGTGGAACGCACAGTTCACCATTCCGCCAGTGGTAATAAGGCCCACCACAATAAAGAACACATCGCCCTGATACGCTACAGCATCCGCCGCCACAATCCAGTCAAACACCACCGCATTGCCTTCAGTGTGTTTGCTCGTCACCGTGTAATAGTTTTTGTCACCGTTTGCATTCTGGTAGTTGATGCGCAGGTCAAACTTCGACATATCGTATCCGCGCCATGTTTTGTTCATTCTAAATCGGATGCGGTTCGCGTCTTTATCTCCCTCAACGCCCAGCACCACACCCCGCTCCGGAATGGCAATTATGCGCAGGTCTTCGTCGATCACAAAGTCGCAGGTGCTGTCCTCAGCACTCGTATCCGCCAGCTCGGCAAACTGCTTGTCCAAATCCATCATGTCACTTCACCTGCTCGATCAGTACCTTGTTTGTTATCATCCGCGTCTTGCCATTCTGGCCAGCAAGATACACCTTAAAGCTTTTTCCGTCCGTCACCTCGTCGGGTACGGCGCACTCACCTTCCGCGCTCACAGTCACCGCATATTCGTCGTTGAACACAGCAATTTTCTTGGCCATAAGCCACTCCGGGTCACTCTGCTCAAAGCGGCAGCGCAGATAACCTTTGCTTCCGGCTGTCACGCCGGTAAAATCGCCGTGCTTTGCCAGCTGCTGCCCTTCCACGGCAAACTTCAGCATCCGCATTGTTTCTCCTCCCTGTCGCACTCGGCATACAGCCGCCATTCCAGTTCACTGATAAGGTTTTTGGTTGCTTCCATCGTGCTGGAACTCTGCGGCGGGTCAAACAGCATCTTCACCTTCAGTGCCGTATAGCTCTTTACAGCTTCAATGTCCGCCCTGTTCTGGCAAAACTCGCTCCATGTTGCCGTCGCATCGCTGATGCCAAAGCCCTCCTGCGGCCCAACGCCAATCTGCCGCAGGATCATCAGCACGCTGTTGATGTGCATGATAAGGTCTGCATCAAACGCCGTATACTCCTCGGTCAGGCCAAGGAGTTTCTTCACCGAGGTAAGGATACTGTCCATTTTGTTTTCCTCCTTTTATTATTCCTCGTGGTCCATCACGCCCTCGGCTGCAATGGCTGCATTTGCCCAGAACAATGCCTCGTCCAGCTTCGTCAGTGCCAGACTGCGTTCCCGACTTGGTGCAATACACCGCACCATTCCTTCTGTCTCCTGCATCTTCAGCCGCAGGTTTGTGCTGTATGCCGCTTCCGCAACATTGAATTTCCGTACAGGGTACATGTCATTTCCTCCATGGGCAGGTGTCGCCCGGTCGTCTTTCGGCAAATGCAGGCTTTAGGATCGTATCATCTCCATAGTGGATGGCCTTGTGGGTCCGATCACTCACGCAGATCACGTTTTCCGGGTCCAGCAGTGCGTCCGAGTGCTGAAGCACGTCCTCTTTCGTCAGCGGATTCAGATGGTGGATAATAATGCGCGGCCGAATGGGTTTGCCGTTTTGTATCACCCAATCCGTGATCTCGTGGTCGGAACATCCCAAATCGCACCCCGCATCCCGCACAATGATCCTGTCCCGGAACTGCCGCCACTCTCTTGACTGGTAAAAACTCTGATTTAGCCACCGGTCAAAACCAAAAGTATCAAATCCAACTTTGCCATGGAGCTGCAAATAATGGAAGCGGTCTTCAAAGGTCGCATGCTGGCAAAGCTCAGAGTATGTCTTCCTGGGCATATGCTTAGTACCCCACGCACCAGCAGATCATGGCAAATGCCGTGCAGATCATAGAGAGGCAAATCACCTTACCATGCAGGTTCTCAAGACCTTCCATTTCGTCATGGTAAGCGCATACAAATGTAAAAATCAGCGTACACCAACATCCGAATCCGCCGATCCGCTTATCAACAATTTGTGGAAGCCCGACCGCAATAGCCGTCAAAAGCGACAGAATACTAGGAGGCAAATACCACCAGTATCGCTTGCTTGTTGGTCGTTCTCGGTCTGTGAACAAGCATGCAAGCATGATCCACGGCATCGCCGCCATCAGCCAGAAGCAGATTTCTTCAAATGCCGTCATCATAAAAATCCTTTCTTCTGCAACATGTCATCTGTACGCAGCATCGGTGTCCATGCAACTGCTCCCGTCAAAAGCACTGTCTTCTATTCGCACAGGATATTGCGCTTTACCAGAAAAATCGCTGCCGCAAAGCAGATAAAAAACAGAATTGTCAGGACGACTCCGGCCGCATAAGAGCTTTTAAAACTCATAGTCGGCATCATCACCTTCGTCCACGCCATTGTACTTTGCCATAGCTTTCAGCACATTTGCGTACATTTCTTTGGTGTCCTTTGCGTTTTCCAGTGTCTCGGTCTTTGCCCGGAGCAGTTTGTTTTCTTCTTCCAGTTTTTTCTTTTCAAGGTCCGCTTTCATGGTAGCCAGCTTCAGGAAGTGCGTTGTTTCTGCACTGGAAGCCGTCCCTTCGCGCAGCCTTCTTTCCACTAGTTGCATGGCCAGGTTTATCATGTACTGTTCCTGTGCTTCCGGGCTTGTTGCAGGCCGGGCCGAAGCCACAGCCGCTTCTCCCGGTGTGTTCTTCTTCGGTCTCATTCAAAGGCCCTCTTTCTTTGTTGTCTAAAATTCAGTTTTTGCAAAGGCTCATGGGCGTGGTGGCAGTGCTTTTCATTTGAAGGGAGAAAGCGAACATTCCGTATAAAGGAGAACAACACAGAATGCCCCGATGCCGATGGAGGTCGAACGTCATGAACTCAGAAAGCTCTTAGGAGGCGCGCACCCCATAAGCCCTTGCAAAAACTGCCGAAACCTCAGTCTACACCCCAAGGCCTCGGCAGCATGTTTAAAGCCCAAATATCAATTTTCCCTCCGGGGAAATATCAAAGACCGGCGCGATTTGAGAGGGGGTGTCGATTTTGAGACCCCTCCCTATGGCCTTAAGCACTTTGTGCATAGCCAGTATCGTCCTTAATCTCGATCTTGAGCTTCTTATAGATGTTAGCTGGATCGTTTGCCACGATTTTATTGATTGCTTTCTCAATTTCGTAGGCATTTTCATTGTCTGTGAACTGAGAAGAGGTCTGTGCCAGCCGCATAAGCAGGCCAGACGAGTTATAGCCGTGATCCATGTCATACTGATACCACTGCTCGAACTGCTCATACGGATTGTAGGGATTATCGAACGTGGTCAGAAAGCATCGAACCATAATTCAAAACCTCTCTTTCCTGTTATCACTTTCCAAGTGCATCATAAACGGTGGATTCAGGAACGCCACACGCCTGTGCAATCTCTTTATAAGTGTAACCGCTTCGCAACATCGCTCTCGCTTTGGACAACTTGGCCGAAGACAACGAAGCCGTGGTTTTGGGCATTGCGCGTTTCACGATTTCATCCGAATCAGAGGAATTCAGGAACTTTGACAGCATGTTGTCGGAAATTGCGCCAGCCTGAATAGCTTCCCATTCTCTGTCGCTAAACCTGACTTTGGACTTTTGCCCACTTGCGCCGACCTTATCGCGAGCGCGCTGCATTTCAACAGAAGAAATCTTCTTGATTTCTTTCTTGTCCTCGGTGTTTTGCGGGTCTAAACCCAGTTCCTGAATTTTGGCCTTGATGTTGGCATTGGCAATCAGCATTGCCTTGCGCTCCTTAGGTTTATTGGCCAGCATTGTGGTGTACTTGTCTTTCAGTGACATAACTTCCGCAGCATATGTCTTGGCTGCCTCAGGATCACGCTGGATGCCCTT